CTTCCTCTGCTGCGGCCTGCAGGAAGATTGCATTCGGATCTTGACGACCTTGGGCCTCGGCCTGCATCTCTTGCGCTTCTTCGTCGGTGGGCTTGATAACGCCAGCGCGAACCATCTGTTTGCGGAAATACTCGCGGATGTCGCTGATTCCCTCACCTTCCATGTTCATCAGCGCCATAGATTGCAGGATCTGTTTGGTCTGTGGATCGTCCGTAATCGCCAGCATCCCGGTCAAAGCCTTGACCATCGCGGCCCGTTTGCTCTGGCTGCTCGGTCCAACATCAACGTCCACATCGAAATTGGCCGAGGTCAAATCGTTTTCAAGCTCGACCTCTCCGGTCTCTCCGATGACTGGCCTCATCATCTCGATCTGTGACGTCTTGCCTTCAGGAGAGACCATCTTCATCTTGCGGCCTTCCTCGACGTAGACTTCCTTGGCCATCGAGAGCCAAATCTCACCAGAGCGCCGCTGACCCTTGGCAAAGTTTGACATGTAGATGTAGGCCTGCATGTCAAGACGCTGCTGGATCATCTCAACGGCCTCGCCGCTGATGTTAGAGACGACTTTATCCGCACCGGCTTGGTTACCGAGGATCTCTTGCATATCCTGTTCGGTGATCTGCAGCAGTGCGGCCATCGCAGGAGGAACCTGGGGGGGCTTGGTGTAAGCCACAGGCCCGCCGATCTGTTGGGAACCATCTGGACCCGTGATCGGATTCACCAGCAAATACGGATAATCCTTCAGGTTGTCTTCGGCCCACATCATTTGATGGCCTGCAACCTGCTCCGGGGTCATGATCGGCTTTTCAACGCTAGACAGTGCGCTAATCTCGCCCAGCTTTGAGAGCTGCATGTTTTTGAGCCGCTGGGCATCCTTGGCCAGCCTAACGTGACCCATACACCTCTCGATGTTGTCCACGAACCAGCGCTTGCCATACACGGGAACGATTGGGATGCAATTGCCTGCAATGTAGCCAGCATCCTCTAAAACCTTGCCGCCGCTCATGATGTACTTATGCACACGCTTGCGCTTGATCTTGCGTTGGCGAATTTCACGAGTGCCAATAGCGGCCAGCGTGTTCTCTAGCTCTGGATCGTTCTCAAAATCGGCTTCACGGTACTTTTCTTCAGTGCCATCAATAGATTGAAAGATCCGCAGGGTCTCGGATACTTCCTCAACCTCATAGTATTCGGCCACGTAAACAACATCCGGGGTGCACCAGTCGAATTCGAACTGATGAATTATCTTCGGCCAATCTGACGGATTGTCATCCCACATGTCTCTGTAGGATTCACGAGTCATCGAGGTAATGACGTAGCAGTGCTTTGCATCGCCTTTGTCTTGCCGCTTTGCATTCAGGTCAAAGAACACAGAACTATCGGCATCGAAGATAGGCTCGATTTTGATCCGCTGACGCTCGTTATCCTCATCCGACTCGTCCTCGTACACAGTGCGAAGGCGCCAAGCACCGAAGCCACCAGCAACAGCTTCCTCGAATGCGTTATCGTAGGCCTCCTCGGCCACAGAGTCTTTCTCATCAGCTCTGAACAGTCCGTCGCAGACATCGGCTAGGCTCTGCTCCTGGTCGTCCTTGCTGACGTAATCAACCGTAATTCGATTGTTCCGATACTCGTTGATGATACGAATGACGGCCAGGTGAACCTTGTTCACCTCGAACTTAGGTTTGTTCTCGTAAATATCCTGGAGCGGCCCCTCCCACTGAGCACCAGCCAGCGAATAGAAACGCCGATCCTGAAGACATTGAAGCCGCTCATCGCGCAGCGCCGATTGAATATCATTAAACTGCCTGAGCGCTCGCTGATGTAATTCAGCAAGCCGCTGTTCTTTTGACATGCGTGCCATAAATCGCCCCTTTTGGCAAGTTTACCATTTGTTCATGCTCGGGATGGGCACGAAATTAGTTGGTCTCTGCACAACCGCAGCCCGTCGCACCCCCTCGCAAGCGTACCGCAGCGCGTCGATAACGTGGTTTTTTTTATCCTGAAGGATCGGCAGAACCTTCCCGGTTAGCGGATCTGTTTTGAAGCTGTAAAACGTCAGCTCGTCAATTGTGTGGGTGCACCGAGGGTGAACAACGATGTCGTAAGACTTGAGCCACTCGATACCCTCCTCGACCGACTTGGCTCCTTTGACTGCAGGCATGATCTTCGGGAAACCGTTTTTACGGAGATGGCTAATCGTCTCGGGCCTCGATGAGTCAGCAACCATCGGCCAGCGCTCGGAGTCTGGCACTGTATGAAATAGGCTCGGTGTATCTACGATCTCACAGCCCACTTGATACGCCTCATGGTCAATGTAGAGCGTGCGGCCTACGATATGACAACGAACCAGGACGGTCGGATCGGTGGCAAATCCCCAATCAGCGCCGAGTCTGTGAATCGCATCTGCGGAAGCCTCAAAGTCGTCAATGCGCCAATTCTTGAACACGCGAGAACTGCTGTTCTGGACATATCCACCGCGCCAAACGTGGGCATATTTGTCAGGGTCGCGGCCTCTATCGTATTCCATCTCGGCCCGCAACACGTCCGGGAACCAAGGATTGTCCGAGTAGTTGACCTCAATGACCTTGGCGCTCGGTGGTGGATTGTCGCCACGTAGCAGGGAATCAACCGGGTCGGTAGCCTGTGACGGGTTCCAGGTGAACCAGAGTTCAGAGCCAGGCTTGCGGATCGTTGGGCGCAATAGATCAAGGCTTCGTTGTGAGAGGCTCTGTGCTTCTTCGACCCATGCGCAATCGTAGCCCTCCAAGCTCTTTATGCTGTCAGCAGTGTGATTCTGCATCCCCTGGAAGATAATAAGCCCGTCACCCTTCTTGGACTTGATGCAAGCCTCTTGCACTTCGAAGTAAGCGCCCGCATTCATCTGCTCAATCTTCAGCTCCAACAGCCTTTTAACAGACTGAGCGAGCGACTTCTGAACTTCACGCACGCACACGCTACGCCGCTTCTGGTCAAGCAAGTGAGACTCAATCAGCATCTCTGCGAAGAAATGCGACTTGCCCGAGCCTCGGCCGCCGTGTGCGCCTTTGTATCGAGCAGGATCTAGCAGCGGGACGGCCCAGGCTGGGGTCTGGAGTTGTAGCTTACTCATTCGGCTTCAGAATAACGCGCTCAATCGTTTTAATCTCTAACGGCCCACCGTCTGCCCCGGTGTGCTCAGTGCGATCGGAGTAGACCCGCTTACGATTGCCCTTCAAGATCAGTGCAAGTAGCTGATCGCTGTACATACGCTGCTCGCCGACTTTAGCGCCCTGATACCAAACATCCTGCTCGTATCCCTGCACAGCGCGCCTATAAGCTTCTGCCTCGGCTTTGTCAATTCCTTCTTCGATTGCATCGTCCCATTCCTCGGAAAATTCCGGGTCTGCCCGTTTATTCCGCCAGGCATTGACGCGGCTGATGCCGGCGGCCTTTGCCGCGTGAGAAATGATCGGGCTCTCCCGAAGATGCTCAAGAAAGATTTTTTTCCAGTCGTATTCTTTGCTTGCCATGATTTCCTGCCTCTGTAGTGGCGCAATCTTGATTGTATCAACGATCTGTGCTAGTCAATAGTTCTCACACTCTGTTGTGAAAAAAGTGTTGACACAGACGCTAGACATACGCTACATTTACATCACTGCGCGACATGACTAACAGACAGCGCAGCAACCTAACAGGAGATAGACAAATGAACGTCCTAATCAACGAAGTCACTAAACAAGATGGCTACATTTCCATGAGCTTTAGCTGCGAAAAAATGTCCGCCGATGTTTTGGTCGGTCCGCGCGGCGTGCGAGTGCTGAACAAAAACGCATCGAACAGAGCGTGGGGCTGGATGGGTAGGCATTTCTCCAGCTTTGCAGAAGCAAGAGCTGGCTACAAATCAAGCGCAATGAAGTTAATGATTGAAGCTGCCGAAAAATTGAGCGCAGCCTAACCACCCAGGGGCTCCGGCCCCATCAACGAAAGCACCCCATGACATACGAACAAGCCCTGGCCGAATACCACAAAACAGCCAAAATCCTGTACTCCTTCACCAAAGACCTTTTATGGGCCTGCTCGCCCTCTTATCCGCACCGAGCAGCCTTGGAGGCTGCTAGAGAGGCCCACAACGCCGCGTGGGCTGCCCTGCGTGCAGCAAAGAGGGGGCAACAAGCATGAAACGCACCCTGTCCCACATCATCGCCGATGTAGCCTTCGCAATCATCCTCGGCGCCACCTTCGGCGTTGTCTTCGGCCTCTACTTCTAAAACGGCCTCAGAGCCGTTTTTTTAGGTCGGTACATGTCTAGGTAGCAGACTGACCAAAAAAACGCTCCTATGGCCCTCTAAACGTGTCAGAACATGCCTCAAACCAGAACAGCACACCTCCTGGCTATCCTCAAGGACGGCCACCCCTTCCGGATCGCCGTGATCCTCACAGGCCACTTTTTTAACGTCCCGGTCCACGTGATCGAGAGGGAGTTCTACCGATGAACTTTTGCCCGAAGTGTGAAGCACCAGCGCGCGTTCTAGAAAAACGCTGGAGCCAAAAAAAAGCCTGCACCCGTCGTCGTCTTGGTTGTCCATCTTGCGGTTATAGATTCTCAATATTCGGGGATATTATGATTCCACAAATAGATAATCAATTAGATTCAGAAGGAATGCCTAAATATACAGAGACCATTCAAGTCCTTGAGGACTTGGTCAGAAGCGCCGGTGGTTGCGCCACCATAGACCAAGTTGCCGTCGTCAAGGCATGGCGTTTAATTGACCGTTATAACGCCATTATTAACGGTAAATAATAAGGTCCACCATCCTCCCCATCCAGCCCGCCGCGTGCGGGCTTTTCTTTTATTTCCACCATATCCGTCAAAACCGGAACCCGATCCGGGTCAATGTGGCCAGGAATGCCATCCCGCCAGCCTACGCCAACCTCAACCTCCCCAACCTCAACCAATGTCTTTTTCATCATCACCTCATCAAATTTTTCATGCAACGCAACAGCCCCACAAACATAGCGCAACAACGCAACTACCCTAAAGGGTAGTAGTTGCGTTTTGTTGCGCTAAAATGTTAGTCTTGTCACAAACGCAACTAAAAAAAAGTTGCGCAACAGTTGCGTTTTGTTGCGCTACTTTT